AGGGTCACTCAATACGACTCCGCAGGCGTAGAAATTACTCCGTCAGTCCCAATCAGCATCGCGGTGTCGAGCGTCACAGCAATAAGTAACGACCTTGTGGCTTCACTTGACGTGTCAGCTTACAAATTCGTCTCTCTACAGCTGCTCGGTACGTGGGCAGGGACCGTGCAGTTCCAAGGTTCCAACGACAACGGAACTTTCGTACCGCTGACCGTGCAGAACATGGGCGTGATTTTGTCGCCGTACGCGCTCTCGGCTACGGGAAACGGGATATTTACCGTCCCTATCAGCATGAAGTTCCTGCGCGTTCGCGTGACAGCATTCACTTCTGGCAGTGTTCAGGGCGTGGCGTTCGGGTACAAAGAACTCAACACCAACGGTCAAATTAGCGCTGTTGGTACAGTCACTGGCACGGTGTCGGTTGATAACTTCCCAGCAGCCTCGCCAATATCATCGGCCACAAGCTCGATAGCAATAGGCCCCGGCGCGGCTCCGTTAATACCGTTATTCATCCTAGGCGCTGCGGGCGCGGTGAACGTGAACTCGGTCTCCATCCGCAACGTGCCAGCTATTTTACGGACGGTTGTATTCACGAACTACGCGGCGACTGCAAGGCACTTCAAGCTGTACAACACAGCATCAGTGCCAGTTGCAGGGGCGGGCACACCAGTTATTGTTTGCAGCTTGCCAGCAGGTGGAACTTTGGTTTATCCGCTGCCTCTTGAGGGCTTTCCATTTAGTAACGGTATCGGCGCAACAATGACTCTGGGCGCGGCAAATAATGATGTGACCCCAACGGCCACAGCNCCAGATTTTAGCGTTTCACTAATTTCAACATAATGACTAAGACACCCATACCCAAAACGACTACTGGAAAAGGTAAGAACTACCTGAGCACCAAGGATGGTGCGGGTATGACTGCGGTTGGACGTAAAGCGTACAATGCCAAAAACGGGTCAAACCTAAAGGCTCCACAACCCCAAGGCGGCGCTCGTAAAGATTCATTTTGTGCCCGCATGAGCGGGATGCCGGGGCCGATGAAAGACGAGAAGGGTAAACCTACCCGCAAAGCTGCTTCACTAGCTAGATGGAAGTGCTAATATGGCCGATTCAGATTTACTGGTAGCGCGAGAACTCGCAACACACGCCTCAGACATCCAACATTTGCAGCGGGATATGGATAAGTTAACTGAAGATATGGCTGAAATTAAAAGAAGTTTAGCCGCTATTAATACTACGCTTTCCGAGGCCAAAGGTGGCTGGAGAATAATGCTAATGGTGGCAGGCGCAAGTGGAACAATTGGAGCGGCGCTTACTCAAGTTACGTCTTTGTGGCAGGGGAAGTAAAATGCCTTCTAAAACTTTAAAGCAGCATAATTTTATGCAGGCAATCGCACACAGCCCCGCGTTTTCTAAGAAGGTAGGCGTTTCTCAGTCGGTAGGTAAAGACTTTTCAGAGGCCGACAAAGGTAAGAGGTTTGGTGCTGGCGGGGCAGCTCGTCCAGATGCGGAGAAGGTAAACAAGTCAAAAACCGATCACGGTAAAATGGCTTTATTCAATAAAGGTGGTGATACTATGGCTACAAAAGGCGTGAACCCATTTGCTAAGTTTGAAAAATCAGGCAAAGACGTGGAAAAGAAGGGCATGAAAGAAGGCTCTAAAGCGGACATGATGCTGGACAAAAAGCAGATGGCTATGAAAAAAGGCGGCATGACCAAGATGGCTAAAGGCGGCGGTATTGAGTCCAAGGGCAAAACCAAGGGCACGATGATCAAGATGGCTCGCGGCGGCAAGACTTGCTAAGGAGCTGACATGGCAAAACCATCTGATCAAGAGATTAAAGACATGCGTGACCAGCCAAAGCTGGAAGAGGCGTACAACAAATCTTTAACCAATACACCAATGGCTCCAATGCCCAAGGCTTCGGCTCCGGTAAAGAAGGCTAAGGGCGGCTCTGTATCTTCTCGTGCAGATGGTATTGCCCAACGGGGTAAGACAAAAGGCCGCATGGTGTAATCATGAAAAAACCCATACAAAAAACTAAGCCGCGTCGTTTTGCCGAAGGCGGAATGGCGGAAGAAGCCGCATTTAAAATTAAAGGTTTAGAAGAATCCAACAAAGACGTGCCTAGTGGATTTTTTGAACGTTTGCGCATGGGCAACATTGATGACCCCAGTTCAGAGGCATACAAACGACTTGGTGCTGGACGTGGAAGGTCAGCGGCAGTTCCAGTAGAAGATCGCACCCCAGTCCCAGTTAATCAGATTAAAGATGAAGATTCATTTGAACGAGTCATCAAAAATGCAGCGATTAATGATCAGGGTGAGGTTATTAAGCCAGCTACGTCAACACCTACGCCTCAAGCCAAAAAGACAATGGCAAGTGTGCCGGATAAGGCCGATGACAGGTCTAGTTATAAATATTCTAGTTTAACTAATAAAGAACTAGAAGATTACGCAGCAGACAGAAAAAAAGCCAACTACGAAGCAGCAATAAAAGCAGCCGCGAAGCCAGAGGCTAAAGAGGCTATGCGCAAACAAGCAGAAAGTGATGCAGTAGAGGGCGTGTATCCAGAACAAATGTTGGGAGGCGTTGGAATTAAATTTATAGCTCGTGCGGCCAAAGCGCTTGCTGAGCGCACAGGCGGGAAAAGAGTCTTGAATACAATTAGTCAAAAGGCTATAGAGGCCCCAAAGCCACTATTAATTGGTGGCCCAAGAGCAATCAATGGGTCTAATGCAATTAAAGGTAGTGGAGATGGTTTTGTCATGTACAAAAAAGGTGGACAAGTAAAGAAAATGGCTTCTGGAGGTCCAGTATCCTCACGCGGTGATGGTATTGCCCAACGGGGTAAAACTCGCGGAAAGATGTGCTGACATGATTGCTTCTCGTGGCATGGGAAACATTGACCCGGCAAAAATGCCTGGCGGCAAGAAGAAGGCACGTCGTGACGATACTGACCTCACTCAGTATGCCGATGGCGGCAAGGTGGGTCTGTATGCCAACATCGCAGCAAAACATGCTCGTGGTGAGAAAATGCGCAAGCCGGGGCAAAAAGGGGCACCCACCAATCAAGCATTCATTGACTCAGCAAAGACGGCTAAAAAATGACTACTTCCGGCGTAAGCAACTTTAACATGGATTTAACAGAAATCGTAGAAGAAGCCTACGAACGGTGCGGCTCGGAAAGCAGATCGGGATATGATTTGCGTACTGCACGTCGCTCACTTAATCTTTTGTTTGCTGATTGGGCTTCACGCGGAATTAACATGTGGACGTTTGAGCAGGGGACTATTCCACTCGTTCAGGGTCAGGCTACATACCCCCTGCCAGCAGATACTGTAGACCTTTTAGAGCACGTCATTCGCACGGGCGCAGGTAATAGTGCAACACAGTCAGACTTGACTATTAGCCGAATCAGCATATCAACCTACACAACACTGCCAAATAAGCTCCAACAAGCCCGTCCAATCCAAGTGTGGATAGAGAGGCTCAACACCCCACAATTTACTGTCTGGCCCGTTCCTGATGGCTCCCAGCAGTATCAGTTCGTGTACTGGCGTATGCGTAGAATTCAAGACGCGGGAACAGGCGTAAACACGATGGACATGCCCTTCCGGTTTATCCCTTGCATGGTTGCTGGCTTGGCCTATTACTTGGCTATGAAAATACCGGGTGCTATGGAGCGTTTGGGCGTATTAAAAGAACAGTACGACATGGCTTGGGAATTGGCTTCGACCGAAGATCGTGATAGAAGTCCCATCAGGCTGGTTCCTCGTCAGATGCACATAAGCTAAAACTATGGGCAATAGATTCGCATCTGGAAAAAATAGCATTGCCGAGTGCGATAGGTGTAGCTTTCGCTTTAAGTTGACCGAGCTTAAAAAAGAAGTTGTTAAGGGCAATATAATTGACTTGCTGGTTTGTCCTGAGTGCTGGACACCTGACCAGCCACAGCTAATGCTTGGAACTTTTCCGATTGATGACCCGCAAGGCATACGTGACCCTCGCCCAGACAGGAGTTATCAGGTTTCTGGACTATTGGAAGATGGTTACAGCGGCGGCGGTAGTAGGATATTTCAGTGGGGCTGGAACCCGGTTGGTGGCTCTAGTAGTTTTGATGCAGCGCTTACGCCCAATAACTTGGCATTAAGCATATTAGTTGGTACAGTCACTGTATTTGTGACATAAGGAGTTTACGATGGATAAGAAGCAGGTCAAAGCAATTGCAGACACTGAGGCCAATAAAGCCGTCAAGGGTCACGTAAGCAAGCTGCACAAGGGGGCTATGAAAATGGCCAAAGGTGGAGTTACCTCTGACCAAGCCATGAAGCTAGGCCGTAATATGGCACGCGTTGCAAATCAAAAATCGGGCTAAGGAGCAGATATGGCTACGTTCAGCAAAAAGATTATGGGCAAAGAAGTTGGTGATGCCAGCGTCTACGCGCCTCCACACAATATGGATGGTAAAGCCATTTCAGGTGCAGTCCCTACACAGTCAGGTACAGAGTACATGCGCAGTATGAACCCCGGTGTGGGTGTTGTTAGTAAGGGTAACTACCCGGAAACCAAAACCACGGGTATCAAGATTCGCGGTACTGGTTGCGCCACTAAAGGCGTGACAGCTCGTGGGCCAATGGGCTAAGGGTTAACCCTTGAACTACCAACAGCTTACGTCATCGTTACAAGCGATGACCGAAAACCAATTTCCAGACACGTATCTGGCGGACGGTTCGACGTTCACTACCGCCCAACAATTAGCATTATTTGTGACTCAAGCCGAGCAGCGGATTTTCAACACCATTCAGTTTCCGTCACTTCGTAAGAATGTAGTAGGCACGATTAACGCAACAAACAAGTATGTAGCCTGCCCCCTAGACTTTTTGGCTACCTATTCAATTGCTGTGATTGATGCTACTGGCGCGTATACGTACTTGCTAAACAAGGATGCTAACTTTATCCGTGAGGCATATCCCACGCCGACGAGTACAGGACTCCCCAAATACTACGCACTATTTGGCCCAGCAGTGTCTGGCAGCACTATATCTAATGAGCTGACTTTTATTCTTGGCCCTACTCCTGATGCAGCTTACAGCACAGAACTGCATTATTTCTATCTTCCAGAATCAATCACTACATCTAATACATCTTGGTTGGGTGATAATCTAGACTCCGTTTTGCTGTACGGCGCACTTGTAGAAGCCTATACATTTATGAAGTCTGAAGCCGACATCATGGGCTTCATTCAAGGCAAGTACCAAGAGGCACTCGGACTTGCTAAGCGCTTGGGTAACGGCATGGAGACCACTGACCAGTATCGCACTGGACAACCCAGAGTGCAGGTGAAATAATATGGCGTTTACCGGAAACTTCGCTTGCAATAGTTTTAAAGTAGGACTTCCTAGTGGAGTTTTTAGTTTAACTACGGGAACTACGCAAGTCTACAAAATGGCGCTGTACACAAACAACGCTTCGTTAGATGCGACTACAGCAGCCTACACGACTTCTAGTGAGGTTGTAGCGTTAGGTTATACAGCGGGTGGCGATACACTGGTTGTAAGCCAAGTCCCCACAGTGGGTAGCGGAGGCGGAACCACTGCGTATCTGTCGTTTGCCAATGCGGTATGGACTTCGGCTTTAACAGCCCGAGGCGCTTTGATATACTTGGCAGATGGGGTGACAAATCCGGCTGTCTGCGTGTTAGACTTCGGTGCAGATAAGGCTTCCACGACCACATTCACCGTACAGTTCCCCGCAACTACTAACGCGTCTGCAATTATAAGGATTCAATAATGCACATCACAACTACCAATGGTCTTATGGACACCGATTTGCTTGTATGCAAAGAAGGAAATGTTGATAATGACTGCGAATGCACTAATTGGACTGAGTATTGGTTAGGTGAGGAGTTAGTTCATCGGTCAGTACATGTTCAGTTAAAAACGTCCCCCGCTGCGTTCGCTGAAGCAGCAGCTATTATCTAAAGGAAAATATTATGTCTAATACGCAATCTATGGCAACTTCGTTTCTTAGTGAAGTGCTTACTGGAACCCATAATTTCGGGGTAGCGCCTATCCGCGCAGCAACTACAGCAGATACATTTAAAGCAGCGCTATATCTAGCTTCGGCTACGGTTAACGCTTCAACTACAGTGTATTCCACCACTGGAGAGGTAACAGGTTCTGGTTATACCGCAGGGGGTATTACTGTTACCAATGGCACTGTACCAACGGCAACTAACGCCTCTACTACGGCGGGTGTGGGTTTTTGGACTTCTTCTGCTAGTTTGGTATACACCACAGTCACGCTGTCCACGGCCTTTGACGCAGTGTTAATTTACAACTCTACGCAGAGTAATCGGGCAGTTAGTGTACATACGTTTGGTTCACAAACCGTGACTGCGGGTACGTTT